ATGCCACGACCCTCGAGAGTGCCAAGTAAACCTGACATCTCTGGACAAGGATCTGCCATAGCATCAGCGATGGCCTTGGATACGTCCTTCTCGAACTCGGTCACCATCCAGTACGGGTCGCCCTTGAATTGCAACGCGGGCGTACCAATAGTTTCATGGCAAAAGTTGACGAGCTCTTGAAGAACCGTGAGGAAAGAATCGAACGAAAACTCAAGGTCTTCGGCGAAACGTTTCGCGCCCTTCAGCTTGGAGAGGTTCTCTTTGAACATCTGGGCAAGAGTCTCCGCCGACCCTCGCTGACAACCCGGAAAGAGGGAAGCCATGAGGGCGACCATCGCAACAGGAGCTGCGACGCCATCTTGCTTGGTAACCCGTGAATGGGCCCAAAAGATGGAGAGAAGCGCGTCATAAAGATGCGCGGGCACCTGGGGCAAGCGCGTGGCGTAAGCCATAAGCGCAAGCATGATGCATACTGGTCCGGGAATCTTGCCGGTCAACTCGCCGTAGGCCAAAAGGCAAACGGAACCGAGGTTGAGCACAACATTCTTGTTATTCCCGAAATCGTCATACATATCCTTCGCGACCTTTGTGACCGAATCCCAAGCACCCTTAATAAGGGTCTCGGGGAGGCTCTTAACTTGGTCCATGTCAAGCGAGTGCATGACAGGAATGGAGAGCAGGCCACCCTGGGGTTCGATGACAATTGGGTCACCTTCCTTCGGAGTCTCGAAATTCGAGACAAAGTCACGGGTGCGAATGAGGTTGCCGACCACTCGGTTGACCTCCGCAGCGCCGATAGCGTCCCACGAGACAGAACGAATGATCGCAATGCTCGTGAGGCGTGTAGCCATCTCGCCCATGTCAAGGAATGCGAAAGCGTTCTCAAGAGACATGAGCCAGACTTGACGCTCGGAGTCAAAATCCGAGGGAACACGAACACGCTTGGGGGTCGGCACATGCCGACCCGATTGAGGCGTGATCGTGGAGTTAGCGATAACAAGCTCACGAAGATTGAGCAAGTTGTCACGCACCCTCTCCAACTCTCGATCGGCTGCAGGACCACGGCCCGCGTGGCGAATCCACGCAATTGCCGTAAAACGAGCTTGACACTGCGTCATACCCAAGGGGGCCAGAAGACCCTCCAGGGTGTGAAGCCAGCGAATTCGCTCAAAACAAAAGTCTGCAGGAACCCGCACGCGTTTAGTGCTGGGAGCCAACCCCGCTTGGGGGGTGACTCGTGCACTAGCGCCTTGATAACGTCGCTTGGCGCAAAACGCGAGACGGATAAGTCCACGAAGAGAGAGGAAAGTGTAGAAGACTGTGCCGGGACGGACATCGGCTCCAGTAATCTGGTACTTGGTCATGACAGGCTGAGGGACGAACGTGCGCATGATGATGCTGTGTGTGTGTGTGTGTTCGTATTCAGTATGTCATTGATGAGTAGGGGAGCGCCCAGTTTTGTGAAAACTCACGGATTTACTTCATTACCGTTTAAAAACTTCCCCGACGCTTCGGCTAATGTTACTCTCTCAAAAGAGTTAGACCAAGGATTACGATGCAGAGGACAGAATTGCCCACTTCGAGGTGGGAGTGAAGTACCTGATCACCACAGTTTGTCCTCTTCGGATTGAACGAAATCGCCTACCCAAAGTCAATACGCAAAAGAGATTTGGCAAGAGCCTAGGCTACGGTCACGGGGGACCGTTGTCGAAATAAATTCGATCTTTTTGTATTTTGTTGTTTTGTATTGTTTTGTAGATTTTCTGATTTACAGGAACAAGACAGAACATGAACGCATAAATAAATAACGATACAAGAAATGTGCAGAAATTTGTTATGCTGATCACGGTCAGACTCGACCTTCATCAAAGAGCAGCCCTAACCCGAAATGATTAAGTCTGAATGACTACCTAGCCGGGCCTGGGGGCCGCACAACGGGAGCTTACTCACCGAAGACAACTATGACTCTTCCGTCAAAGACGTACTCGAAACCAACAACATATAAAATGTTACTGATCCCGTGTCAGGGAGATGTAAT